CGGCACCGCAGGCTAGCAAACCTCAAATGACACCGCAGGATGCTCTAAATAAATTCACAGACGCAGCAAACGGAATGCCGCTGGAAGAGCTAGAGAAAGCATACGCATGGACATCAACAAAGCTGGCAGGTAACAAGGCCTTGCTCGCCAAAGCCACCGATATCTACCAAATCCGAAAAACTGAACTGGAGTTACCCGCTTAATGCACAGCATAACTGTACGACTAAATAAGGCTGCAAGGGAGTTTGCAGCCGGTGACAGCATCGGCTTTCAAATCCGCGCCGGGGTTCAGCATTACGACCGGCAGTCTAAGCAGAAAGAATGGACGAACTACAGCGCGGTGATATTCGCCAAAGCAGGCGCTCAGACTGACTTCTACCGTAGCGTTCTGGTTGAGGGAGGGATCGTTGAGGTGTCAGGTGAAAACATCAAGGTAGATGTGTACGAAGGACAGAACGGGCAGTCCATCACCCTGGAACTTCTCAATGCACGGATCGGATTTGCGCAATCAGGTCAGCAGCAGGGAAAGCCTCAGCAGCAAAACTCAGGAAAGCCTTCGAATCAGCAAAGCAATCAGCAGGAATGGGATGAAAACCCGCCTTTCTGATGTGACCTCATAACTACCCCACTCCGCAGGTAAATCACATGATGCAAGACACCCTTAAGGTCAGTGATGACCTGACGGATTCTGCACGCCAGTACCGAACCAATATCTTGGACGTAGTCAGCGCAATGGAATGCGCACTCGCTGGTAAGCCACATCCGCGAATCAACACTCTCACGCCGGAGCAGCGCTTCTGGAGAATGCTCGGCTTGAGAGCATCCAATCGGCCACCTACTCGTGAGCGCTGGGAGCATGGCATTGCGGTTCGCAAGTCTGCTGCTGAAGCAAGAAACCGCACCGGCTTAAGCAAAGACCACGGCTATGGTCAGGGTCGCAAGATGGGCGACTAACCCTCTACCCTCTTTCAAGGAACACATTATGAGCACTGAAAAAAGCGTGTCAGGCTTAGTCACGCCAGAAGAAAATCTAATCACACAGCTTGCCGGATATGTACGCGGCGGCCGGTCAATTCAGATGACAACTCTCGTCGGAGTATTGCAATTACTTGAGCGTCAGACAGCTGAAATCATCATCCTAAATCAGCAGCTATCTGCCAAAACAATCTCCGAGCAAAACATCATCAACGCTTTCGTCATCTCTGGTGAAGGCGCACACAGCAAGCTGGTCATTGAGTATGTGAGCGGGCTGGTGGCTGAGAATGCGGCGCTGAAGGACATTAACGCTTGGTGCAGAACCGATGCATTCCAGAATATGTATCGTGAATTCAAAATTGCTGAGGCCGCAGGATGCGATACCACTGATTGTATGCACGATGCAATGCTGACAGCAATTATGCACGCACCTGCAACACCATCCACCGATGCCGCTATCGCTGAGATTGGCGCGAAGCCACTGGATATCCTTGCGGGCGTTGCAGAAACCATGCTCGTTAAATTCAGTAATGCTGGCGTTTCTCATTGCCCTGAGGCTGTGGGCTGGCGACTTGTTAAACGTCAGGCGGAATCAGAAGCCGCGAATCTGCGCGCTGGGAGGAAGGGATGAAAACTCTTGTAATAGACTGGCTGACTCCATGCCCTCATTGCGGAAATACAACTTCCATGGTGAAAACAGAAAAAGGAAGCAAGGATTGGTTGTTTGATGGTGATGCCGTTACCTGCATGTCAGCGTGTGGCATGAAGGGAGTAATTGAGATTTTCGATGCCGATAGCGCTGACGTTGTTTGGGATGAAATCGGATTAGATATGGGAGCAACCTCATGACTGATACACCAGATATCAAGGCGCTGCGTGAGCAATGGGAAACACTCAACGAGCGGTTAGACCTTGATATATTTATTACCACGGTACTCACAGCTCTCGAAGCAGAACGCCAGCGGGCGGATGCGGCTGAGATGGCAGCAAAGTCATATAAAAATATTGCTGAGGTTGGGTGCAGAGAAATCGCAGCGCTGAAAGGCGATCAGGTGCCGGTTGCTTTTACAGGCTCTGGTTCATTGGCGGCTATCAAGGGCGGGCATGAGGGCCACATTTGGGGTATTCCCGCCGACGCTCATCCGGTGCCGCTTTATGACCGCCCGCAAAAGCCTGTCGTGTTGCCCGATGAGATGAGAGAAGATATTTTACGCTGCGTTGATGAAGCCATGACTGGCTGTAATAGCCTGTCAGCACCTGACTATGCAGTACGTGTTGCGGGATGGCTGGCCGTTGGCGGCATCATGAAGGTGACAGATAAGTGTCACCCCAGCCTGATGACATCTGTAAATGTTCCTCACAATGTCATCCGTACCTATTTTGATGCCAGTGGAGGTAGAAACGACATTGTCACGCTGAGCGATAAGCGAGAAATGAATGACATGAGCAGCATCGTGAAGGATGGTGAGTGATCCCCGGCATGGAAGCTAGTGCTATAATCCTCCCAACAATGGAGGATATATGTCCAGAAAGAAAAGCAAGAAACACCCTGATGAAATGACCCCCGCTGAAAAGCATATTGAGATGATGGCGAGGTATAAAAGACATGCTCAGAAAATCGCCACATCTAATGCTAAGAGGTTTGATTCTGGTGAAGTAAGTGGATTCAATACTGATCGCATATCATTACGCTTTAAAACTTGGCACGGAAAAACTGCCGATACGGGTTTAAAATGAACTACAACCTTGCAAGTCTCCCACGCGACGAGATGGACAAAATCAACGTAGATTTAGCTGCGGGTGGCGTTGCTTTCAAAGAGCGATACAACCAGCCGGTAGTCGCTGAGATTATCGAGCGTGAGCAGCCGGAGCATCTGCGTGAATACTTTAGGGAACGCTTGGCGCATCACAGAGCGAAGAAGGCGACGTTGGGTAAGATGGAACCTGAACAGCCTAAATAACAGGAGGATTTAGCAATGAATGATATTTTGCTTTTTGGTGGTGGATATTCCGGTGATAAGCGCAAAGTTGAAGGTACTCCAGTTTTATTTAATCACCCGACAAGACCAGTGCTAGTTTCATCGGGCCCAGCCGGTATGCGATCCCGTGGAGAGACATTCACTACTTACTTAGATTTCAGTGTCTGTAAGCACAATTATAATGGCAACGACTATCTGATCGCGCTTTATGACACCACTCCTTCCTCGGATGAAATCAACTTAGCTATCTTAAACGAGAGACCAAAACCCGTTTAGGGCAGCATCCAAGTATTACGTTAGACGAACCTCGCAAATGCGGGGTTTTTTATTGCCTGCAACATGAGGTATCCCCCGATGATCACAGTCAAATTACCCCGCGATTATTACTACGCGGGTCGAGTAGACACGGATGAATTAAGCCAAATACTCAAGCAGGGATTGTGGAGCATGACAGGAGTCGAGCCAGCTGATGTGCGGGTATCACTGCACGAAGGGACGAGCATTCTTGCTTCTGGCTGTGAAGTCGGGGCGGTGACAAAAATACTGAAGATTGGAGAGCACTATGTTTGAAGACGACCTGAGAATCAGCACCCGTCCTGACTATGTGGACGACGGATGCGACTGGACTGCCCGGCACATATTCAACATGACAGCGCGTGCAAGAGTAAAGCGCGGCTCTTCATCTGTGATGCCTGAGTGCAAGCAGGTAGTGGCAAAGGCTAAGCCGGTGAAGAAGGCCAAGAGCAAGAACAAATCACGCGTGTTTGAATTTGGAGATGCGGCATGAAGGATTATTCGGCTTTAAGTGATTTCGAGATTAATAAGCGGGTCGCAATAGCGCTAGAGCTAAACCCATATTACGAGGATGGAAGCTACAGCAATGATGGTCTGTTTGTGGTGACTCGTGGACCACGGTGCTTAGGCCGGTGGAATCCATGCAACGAACCTCATCAAGCATGGCCAATTATTGTTGACAGTAACATCTCGCTGCACGCTCCGAGATTTAAAGAGGGGTGGATGGCTGAATTCACAGGAGGCGATGAAGACGTGAATGATGGCTTTGATGTTGATTATTTCGAGTCGAAAGATGCAAATCCATTAAGAGCGGCGATGAGCGTATTCCTCATGATGAAAGACGCGGAGTAACCACCATGACCGACCCTGACGTGTACATCAAAACTGCTTACACCGGAAGTGAGCATTTCACCGCAGGGAAGTATTACCCAGTCTGGAGCAAGTACGGGATGACTTGCAGGGTATATGAAGATGACGGAATTGGAAGATTAGTGATAGCTCCAGGTGGCGGTGCATGTCCGTATCTGGATGGTAAAGGCGAATGGAAATATGTGGGAGTAACGAAATGAAATACGAGATTACGAAGGGAAGTGAGAAGGATTTTGAGGGAGTTCCAGTCTGGGCTTTGTACGTGGAGACTTACAGAGGGAATGTATTTGCGTCTGAAGGTTATAGCGCTGGAGACCGTTACATCGCTCTTACAGGTTTAGATAAAGGCAAAGAGTTCATAGTTGACGATGAGACAAACCCTCCAGGCAGAATAATCGCCGAGCGCCGACCAATCACCGAGCAGGCTTGGGATGGCGAAGGGTTGCCGCCGGTTGGGGTTGAGTGTGAGATGCATAATGATAGAGGTACGTGGCTTCCTGTAGATGTAATTGCTCACAAAGATGGATTTGCATTCGGATGGTCATACGACTACCGAATAGTCTTACACAGCGATAAAACTGAAGGATTCCGCCCTATCCGCTCACCTGAAGATGTGGCAAGGGATGAGGCGATTGATGCAATATTCTCCATTCTATCGGTAAATATATTGGATGGAAGTGATAGTAATGCCGGAAAAGTATTCGATGCCATCGCAGCAGGCAAAATCCCCGGTGTAAAACTGGAGTAGCCCATGACGCCAGAAGAGGCCGACAACGCAGTCAGAAGCATCGCAAAGAAACTCCTCACCGAACTCCGCAGTAAAGACAACCACCACACTCTCCGTCAGTTGCTCGATAAATACGCCAACCAAGCTAAGCCACTATGTCCATCAGGTCATGAAGTGTGGCTGTGGCTTTGCGTTTGGGTTCATCGGGTGGCTGAGGGTAAATAGCAGAGGTAAGCATGCAGGAAGAAATCTTCACTTTCGAAGAGGCTTGCTCGTTCCTGAAAATAAGCCACAGCACTGGTTACGCGTGGATTAAGGCGGTGCGGCTACGAGCTAGCAGAACGGGCATCGGTAAGAAGAAAGGCGACTATCGCATTCTCAAGTCAGATTGCATTGCCTCTATTACCACTTGGATCAACAATCAGCCGGTGAATGCGGTTGACCAGCAAGAGGAAGGACTTGTATGTCAATCAAGCAAAGAGGCGGGACGTGGCACTGCGACTTCGTTACGCCTGGTGGCAAAAGATTTAGACAGTCTCTTGGGACAACGGACAAGCGGCAAGCTCAGGAGCTCCACGATAAATTAAAGGCCGAGATGTGGCGCACCGAGAAGTTAGGCGATGCGCCGGTTAAGTTCTTTGAGGAAGCGTGCCTGAGATGGCTGAACGAAAAGGAGGACAAGAAGTCTCTGGATGCGGATAAGTCGAAGATAGGTTTTTTCCTGATGCACTTCAGGGGAAGGGAAATCGGCAGTATCACAAATGATGAAATTCAGACCGTCGTGTCAGGGATGACGAACAGGAAACATCTGGAGAATTGGACGCGAATGAGGGAAAGGCTTGAGAGGGAGGGAAAACCTGTTCCACCCTACAAACCAAAATCGGTCTCCCAGTCATCCAAATACTCACATCAGGCATTCATGCGATCACTACTGCGCATTGCTGCCAATGAGTGGGGTTGGCTGGATTCCGTACCAGTGGTGAAGGCCAAGCAGCCGCGTAACCGGCGCATCAGATGGCTGAATCATGACGAAGCCAGAAATTTGGTGGAAGCACTGCCTGAGCATTTGAAGCCAGTCGTTATCTTCGCGCTGGCTACCGGTCTTCGCCGGGGGAATATCCTCAGCCTTGAATGGTCACAATTGGACATCACAAAGAAGATGGCATGGATACACCCCGAGGATGCTAAAGGAGGCCGTGCAATCGGGGTGGCACTCAACGACACGGCCTGTCAGGTTCTGCGTGGTCAGATGGGTAAACATAACCGATGGGTATTTGTTCACACAGTATCATCCACAAAACCGAACGGGGAGAAAACAAAAGAAATACGGAAAATGAGGGTCGATGGAAATACAGCATGGAAGGCTGCATTAATTAGAGCTGGAATAGAAGACTTTCGCTTTCATGACTTGCGCCATACATGGGCGAGTTGGCTAGTTCAATCCGGAGTCCCATTATCTGCACTGCAAGAAATGGGTGGATGGGAGTCAATAGAAATGGTTCGAAGATATGCCCATCTTTCACCAAATCATTTAACTCAGCATGCCGCTCAAATAGACGCCATATTTGGCAAGAACGGCACAAATATGTCACAAGGGGATATTTCGGAAGTTAGGAGAATAAGCTAGGTATTTGTTTTCGCTGGTGGGTCGTGGCGGGTTCGAACCGCCGACCAATTGATTAAGAGTGCATAGCGGGACTTCTAACCGAATGTTTTTACAGGCGTCTTCCGCATTCACAATGTGACATTCCTGTATATTTCACCAGATATCATGATATGAATTCATTTCCCAGTGACACAACAATGTCACATCCCACTCACTCACTCTTCAGCATGAAGTTATCCAGGCTATCATCGAACCTCTCGATGTCTTTCTGCTGCCCCGCGATTGTCTGCAACATCTCCATACCATATCTCAGCGACACCGGTTCTTCGATCACGAAGCAGAACCAGTTATCGTAAACCTGACCCAGCCAATAACCGCCACCGTGCTCCTTGAGGCGCTGGAAGAAGACGTACTTGCCGGGCTCTATCAGATCTCGCGTTTCTCCTCGGTACACAATGTCAAATCCCAAATCCTTCTTAGCCATATCTCACCTCACAAAATACTGTTCATGTATACAGTATAATCATGGGGTATCGATCGGCGCAAACGATCGAAATGTAAATATTGATCGGTTATATCCATTGGAATACTAAGCTTATGTGGAGGAGGATCGCCAAAACTTTGAGGACTAAGAACATTATGAAGATTATGCTAATTGTACTCATCGCCCTGGCGATTGTGGTCGGGCTGATTTGGTGGGTGGTTAAGTCAAGGATGGATGATATGGATAATGATTACTGACCATTACCCTTCTCCTCAAGAGCTAACAATCTCTGCTCCATTTCATCAAGTCTTGACCAGCACTCTTGAACCGCCTTTGTGATTGGGGGAATGAATTCGTCATATCCTAGAGAATAAACATCCTCACCACCATTGACTGCGTGATGCTGTAGCCCACCAAATTCGACCCCAAGAGATTCACACAATTCCTGAACTTCTTGCGCAATAAACCAGTGGTGAAATCTACTTCCTTTGTGTGTGCCATCAGGCTTTCTCTGGATAGATCCAGATACAAACGTCTCCTGCCTATCCTCCATCACTGTAACTAGTTCGCCATTGACCGTCTTATCAACAGGAACTTTTATAGTTCTGGTTTCCTCAATTGGCTCGACGTAATTTTCACGCAGATCCCATTTTCCATCTACAGCTCGAAGGCCAAGAATAAAATCAATTCCTAAGTCAGTATTTTTAACTTCTGCCTTATCTCGCTTATCTGAACGATTCTGAACCGTACCATAAACGTATGTCGTGGTAGTGCTGTTGCCCAACTGAATCTGATTATCGCCTGACACTCGCGCATCATTACCTACTGTTACGGTGTTATTTAGTCCTACCGTGCTGGAGCCTGATTGTGTTAATCGGCCAGAGTTATTACCAATGGCTGTATTATTTATTCCGGTCGTATTTGTAACGAGTGCCCCAGATCCAACCGCAACGTTTCCAGTTCCCGTAGTGGTGGCCTTCAGCGTCTGCTGGCCAACGCCGACATTATTATCACCTGTTGCATTCTGCAAAGACGAGTGGCCTATTGCCACAGTAAATGCACCAAGCGATTCAACGATATTTGCTGACTCAAACCCAATTACTACCGATCTCTCAACGGTTGTGGCGTTACCTGCCGCACCCGCGCCGACCACTACGCTTTCTTTTCCTGCAATGTTGCGTCTCATTGCAAACATGCCAACACCTACGTTGTCATGACCCGTACCAATTCCAGGGTTAGTTGCGGCATCTATGCAGTTACCAGCCCTGTAACCAATCATGGTATTATTTGAACCAAGATTAAAATCACCGGAAAATGAACCAACGTAAACACTATTAGATTGTGAAGCCCCGCCTGTGTTGGTGTTAGCCCTGTAACCAATAGCTATACAGTACTGATTATTAAAAGCCTCTCCCATGGAGTCAGCGCCAAATGCACAGTTGAAGCTGCCAGTCTGCATTTTGTCGGCTGAGCCAGCCCCAAAAAATGCATTATATCTGCCCGTGGTTAACCACTCACCAGCCACGGATCCGAAAGCGGAGTTACCATCACCAAGGCTTCGGTATAAAGATAAAAAACCGGTAGCTGTATTATTGATTCCTGCCTTGTTAGACATTAGTGATTTAGAGCCAAGACCGGTATTATTAACTCCAGAAACCATATCCATCATTGCCCTTGAGCCAAATGATGTATTGTCGTATCCAGTAGGAGATGTTGTCGGGTTCGGTAATTGAGGGTTTAACTTTCCACCGCCACCGCCATTACCGAATATATTGTATGACCTAATATATTCAGCGACAGGTCCAAGCTTTATGAAACCATTAACAATGTTAATCTTAACTGAAACAGTCGCCTCTGTTCCTGCCGCCTCAATGGTTCTGTCATCAATCCAAGTAAATGGAACGCTGGTGTCGTTGTAGATTAGCGTGACATCTGACTTAGAGTTATAGTCATAAAAAAGCGTGTATCTCTCATTGACTGATACTGAGCCAGAAGAACCCCCTCTCCTCCACCACTCGGCATTGTCAAATCTAAGAATTCCATCCCCATAATATTTTGCCGTCTGCCTTAAGGCCATTGGAGTGGTTAACCGATACGTTCCTGCTGGAACGAAATTTAAACCATTAGATCCAACAGCGTCAGCTGCAGCATTAAATGCCGATGTATCGTCAGTGGCATTGTCCCCCTTTGCTCCAAAATATTTTGGATTGCTTGGAATAGAGGTATATACATTGGTTTGCCCGTTGCCTACATATGTTGAGCCTGAGGGGCTTTCTATTAAAGCCTTGAACTGATCTGGGTCATACTTCAGAACATTCGGGAAGTAAAACTGCTGGATCATATAGGCGTCATAGATAGCCATGCTATGACCTTCTACGGTCACAAACTTGGAGACCTGACCCAGATATACCGGATATCCACCGGCGTTGATGAGGATTGGCTGAGCTACAGGAACCGTGCTACCGTCTTCGTTCTGGATGTAAACCTGAATCTGGTTGCTCGTGATTGTCGGGTCAGTGTCAATCTTGCCAATATATATCTTTCCATTTGATGCAGCCTTAAATGAACGCGCCAATGTGAATAATTGGCTTGGCATTCCGATTACGACATTTGGTATAATAGTATCTGACATGGCATACATTCCGGAGATTAAAATGGGAAATAGAGAGCACGAGGTTTTAACTCGAGATCGTCTCGTAGATGTTCTTGATTACAATAAAGAAACTGGTTTTTTCGTTTGGAAGAAAAAATTAAGTGCCCGTGGAGCGATTGGGAAAATTGCCGGGACAACATCCTATGGTTACAACGCAATAAATATTGACGGAGTGAGATATTTCGCCCATCGGCTTGCTTGGCTATATATTCATGGGGAATGGCCTAAGCAGGAAATTGACCACATAGATAGAAATCGCCGTAATAACGCCATTTCAAATCTGCGAGACGTCAGCAGAATCGTTAATGCACTCAACACTGGAGAGAGATCCGATTCATCCTCTGGAATAAAAGGAGTAACGTTTTGCAAGCAGCGCAATAACTGGCAGGCTCAGATAAACCTATCGGGAAAAAACATTACCCTCGGAAGATTCTCCACCCTTGATGAGGCGGCCATCGCCTACAAATCCGCGAATCTTGTTGCTGATTACTTGCTTAACTTAAGTGAATAATGTCGGCCATTCTTAAACTCCAGGCATGGGTTAACCCCACAAGGCATGGCTTGCGGCGTGAATAATTGGTAACGTACCGTTAAGGTACTATTGTTGATGTGTACAGTAGGTTTTACGATGCCAGTCCACCCAAATTGGTGAGGCATCAAAATGATTTACAAGGAAGATGAGGCTCAGTTTCACTTGAGACTACCGCATGACATTCACGCTAAAATCAAAGAAAGAGCGAAAATGAATAATCGCTCTCTTAATGCTGAGATTCTGGCTACGATAGAAGAGTCACTTTCTAGGACATCTACAATTTACGGGTATGCTGATGACATAGAGAAACTTGCAGATGAGCAGTCAGAGGTAGTAAAGCAAATGGTCTTTGTCGCTCTTAAATCAATATATAAAAAGGATGGATTATGAAAAAAATATTTATTGGAATACTTTTGATTACCTTCTCTTCCTCTTCATTGGCGTTCAATACTGGCAAAGAGCTTGCGTTGGCGTCTGTGATGTATAATGCATGGGATTCATCAGGCAGAGTTCTTGATGGGAAAAATGGGAGCTACCAGGCAATATCTTTTTTATTTTATGTTAATGGCGCGGCCAGTGCCCTGCATTCTACAAATGAGATATGTATCCCGCAAGGAGTGGTAATGAACGACATTGATAAATCCGTGGCTAGTTACATTCAAGATAATGCCAATAAAATTAAGGCCATGTCCGGTTCGCTCGCCATAACGACGACACTCAAAAATACCTATCCTTGCGTCATTAAATAACCATCCTTGGCTGTGTGATTATTGCGTAGTGGCTTGGTTTGCCACAATAGGCCTTACCAAGATCGCCGCTTGATTCAGCGCCCTCTCATAGGCAGGAGTTCCTGATTTAGTGTTTGCCAAGCGAAGTAGAATATTTCTTACCGGCTTGCTTTCATAAAGACGCGTTGCCAGTCCATAGCCGGCTTCACCTGCCAATGAAGTTCCTAATGTAGAGACTCCAGCTCCAATTCTCAGAGGATTAGCTAGAGATTGACCGGTCTGAGTTACGACATTTGCTGAATCAGCTCTTGAAGTTTGACGAAGAACATCATGGAGAGCATCAAGCTCTTTCATGTGTCGGCCGCTGAAAATTGTGTTGTATATCTCACCGCCAGATTGCGACTTTAGTTTATTAACTTCCGTCAGGAATTTGGCAGGAGAATCACCGGCACGTTCGGAAATTCTGCTAATGTAAGCAGCCCGCATTGCATCTTTTCCTCTGCTATCCAATGCGCTCCATATGCGTTTTACATCTGTTGGCTTCCGACTGTACACGACGCTATTGATAAGCTCAGGAGTCGCTTCGCTACTTGCCTTGTTTAGCTTGCTGGCGATGTTCTTATTCAAAACTTTGTTATAGACGTTTGCATAGTCAGAATTAGCCTTAAGATATGCCGCTGCGTCCGATGGACCTAGCGTCTTACCCACTGCATTTCTCAAGTCGCGCGTCATTGAGTTTTCTACCATATTGGTAGCTGCCTTCGCTTGATCAGGGAATACCATTGAGTCGCCCTGAACGTTAGAACGAAATGCCGTCCGGTGCTGACGCAGAAGGTCGAAAGTTACATCTAGATCAGTGGATGGGTTGCTTAGCTCATCCCGCAGGCTTTTAAGGGATGAAAGGAGGTTCTGATTTGCAGAGGAACCAATGCGCTCCTGTCTTGCAATGGCGGTATCCAGCGCATTCATTGTGTTTGTGGTATCAACTGCGGCATTGCCCATCTTGTTTGTTACATCATTGATAACTGCACCTGCTGCGTCCTTCCTTCCCTTAAGTGTACCCGTGAGAGATTGGACAATATCATCAGGATTGTACTCACCAAAGCGATCAAAATAATTGCTAACTAGTTTACTTCTGGTTGCATACTGCTCCGCTCTCTTCCCTCCGGTGCCAAGAATGGCACCCTCCCCACCCTGAACCAATCCCTTACCAAGAGCACTCATCTCGTTAACCGGACGCGCAATATCCGATGTCATTGGAGTTACACCCATGCCTTCCGCGGTGTCGATTAACTTGCTTGCCTCTGGAGAAATTCCTCCCTTGGCTGCTGTAACACCTCGCCCAACTAACTTAGCTGCACCTGAAAGCAATCCTTGAGCCCCTAAATTAACAGCCGCATTTTGAGCTACGTTCTGCGCGAAATCTCCCTGCTGACTGGCTGCTTCAGCCACTGAACCGATAGCCATGTTCCCAGCCACGCCGGCACCCGGAACAAGATAACCGCCGATAGCTTCACCGGCCTGCGCATATGGATCAGTTGGTCTATCTACTGGACGATATACATCATCAAGAACACGTGGCCCCCCTAACCCCTGACTGATTGCATTAACAAGGCTTGCGCCTCCCTGCAATACGTCAAATGGAATATTGACTAGACCACGACCTGCCTGCTCTGCAATCTGCCCGGCGCTCTGACCGCCAGACAAGAAGTCACTGGCTTGCTGCATTAATGATGTTTCTGGTTGCTGTGTCTGCTGCGGAGAAGGCTGATTATCTGGTAACGCAATCTGGTCAGCAAAATACTCATCAATAGCTTCGCCAATCTGATCGTTACTTGTTCCATCTGGGAAATTGAATGTCTTACCGTTGGCTGTAACTTCCATTATTTCACCGTAAATTGGATGCCAGATTTAGACGTATAGCTACTTCCAGCTGGTTGCTGTGGGGGTTGCTGAGATCGCTGCTGGTCTCCGACATTAACCTGATACTGCTGGTTGTAGGTATCTGTGTATTGCCGGATATCTTTTACAGACTGCTGCATTGATTCTGGGCTAGAGAAATCAATCTGAGGCATCCCCTGAAAATACATTTTTGCTTCTGCCACGGTATTAATACCACTAGCTCCCATGTCACGAGCAGCTGCAATACCCTGGTTCTGCATTTTACCCTGAATTCTCTGCGCAGAATTATAGAGTTGTCTTTGGTCTTTACCGCTGATTCTACTTCTTACGTCAGCTCCAATTGCTGGTGAACCACTACTACCTGTTACGCCAGTCATAAAGCCCAAGTTATCAGGACTGGCACTTTCTATGGCATCGAGGTCTTTTGACATACCGAAGTTCTGGGCGCTGGCCGCTGATGTCGGTGGTGCCGCTATAGCGCTGGCCGGCACTCGAACCATGTTCCCATCATTATCAGTACCCTCATAGAAAGCGGATGCTCCAGCCCCATGAAGCTTTCCAGCAACGGTAACTGTCCGTCCATCTGCAAGTTGAACTGTGTTACTTCCACCTCCTGCATCAGGGCGCCCCCTTACACGCATGTACGTTTTCTGCTGTTCAGGGCTGAGACTTTGAAAATACTGATACTCTTTCACTGATGCCGGTTGGGAGTTCTGACCAGATGAGGCACGGATTGAGTTCTCACGACTTTGAGCAATCTGCCTAGCCTGTAAACCCTCTCCAGCTTGGTTAGAGCGTATTGTTTCCGAAAGCTTACCGCGATCAATATCTCTTCCTGCGGCCTTATCCTTAAAGTCGAAATACTTCTCTGGACCAAGTGCATGCATGCCAAGTAATTCAGCTGTACGACTGAAACTCTGTGGGTCTTGCTGGTAGGCTTGAAATGTCGTTTCCGGGTCTAATCCAAGCCCATAAAGAACTCCAGCATTCTTCTGAATGACAGAAGCTACTACTTGAGGGTTTCCTGTCTGGGCTGCAAGTTGTAAATCCATCGATGCGGATCCAATCTGCTGGTTCTTATCTTCATCAATAAATCCCATTCCTTTCTGAATGGCTTCAATTTGCTCAGGGTTATTTGCAGCAAGTTGCTTTAATGCCTCGCGGTCACCTTTCGCATATGCCTGACCGAATGCCTGCTGAAACTCTTGTGTTTTCTGCTGCTGCTGCGCCTGCTTATATTGCTGCTGAACAGACTGAATGCCCTGCAATGCTTGCAACCCGACATTGTTCTGGCCTGATCTATTAGCCTCTTGATTGGCACGAATGAGGGATAAGGTTCCATTGATGTCACTTGCCTGAGGGGCATTACTATTGTTCTGACCAATTCCGGCAAGTAAACCACCGGAGTTTAATCCTTGCTGCCAAGTAGCCATGATTGCCTCTTAGAATAGAGAACCTAACAACCCTACACCTGCACCTATTGCAGTGCCCCAGCCCGGCATGATTGCCGTTCCTGCCGCTGCTCCTGCCGCCGCACCGCCGAGCGCACTACCAAACTTAGACTGACCGCCTGAGTTTGCGGCCGACGCTGCCGCTTGCTGGTTAAGAAGTTGCCCGGTGTTGTTTGCGTATGATTGACCGGCATTAGCCTGACCCTGAAGCGCACCAAGACCAATGTTTGCCAGATTTTGATAGTTGTTCATTTGCCCAGTAAGCCAGTTCTGCCCTAGCGTAGGTGCAATAGTCGCAAGACCATTACTTGTTGCAGTGGAGCCCAAGCCTCCTGTTGCTTCAGCTGCAGATAGTTGTTGATATCGCGCCTGATTGGAGAGGTCTGCATATTGACCAGAATTGTAGTAATCATTCAGGGCTGACTGTTGACCGGAAAGAGAAGAAAGGCCTTGTAACTGTGAAACGCCTTGCTGTGCCAGCGGGGTAAATGGAGCCAGGTTATTCATAACCGTCTGCCACTGTTCGCGCTGAAGTTGCGTAGCTTGTTTTGTAGCATCCGCTTGACCGCCGTCTCCACCACCCCCCTTCAAATAACCATTCATCGGTAAAAGGCTATTCTTGAATTGCTGTGTCAGTAATAACATTTGAAAGCTCCTCATATTGAGAACGGGTTAATTGATAGAGGGTTACTCCAACCGGCTGACCGTTACTTATGAATGCATCATCAAGATGTCCAATTCGTGTGGCACCTAAGAGCCTGATGATAGCCCTTCCATATTTAGTAGTGTCAGGAACCATAGTTATTGAGTTTGTGAATGATGAGTTTTCAAGGAGCCATTTGCAGAAGATAACGTGCCCTTCGTGGGCGTATTTACCGCGGAATCCAGGTTCATAAATTGCGTGGCATTCGACTACTGATTGCCAGAAGTTACGAACCTCATGAACCCCAACCAGAACCAAGCCTTCATAAATTCCAAGATACAAAGCATCTGGCTTTATGTGGTATGAACCATTGCTATCAACGATGTTTCCCGTATTGATCGGGTCATTGAGGAACTCTGCAAGTTTGATAGGGTTATCGATGGGTTTTATATTCATTAGTTCATCAGCCCGTGAGTTCTAGCCATTTCTTCTAGAGCCTTGATTCTCTGCCTTGCCTGAACTAGCCCTGTTGCAAGTGCTTGAATCTCGGCTTGTGTATAGGCTGCGCTAACCGTATATGCTTGGTTAGCGTTGAATGCGCCGAGCAACGCGGTGCCGGTCGCAGCAGTCCAGCCAGTTTGACGAGCCCCAATAACCTGTACCCCTGCAACTTTATAAGACACTGAGACGTTGCCGGATCCCCCAACCTGAAGCTTGTCAGTTGTGGGAGTGGTGACGGAACCAACAATTAGCGCCCCTCCACTTGCCTGAATAACTTGGTCGGATGTTGATGACTTCGATACATAGTCAGTTTGAATTGAACTAACAGATGTTTGAAGGGTTGTGATGTTACCCTCGGCAGTGGTAACACGCGTCGTCAGGGTAGCTACGTTTGCCTGTAGCGTGACAATAGCGCTTTCAGCTGTAACTACTCTAACTGTCAGGGCTGATATATCGTTGGTATTTTGGGTTATGCGGATTTCATGGTTTGCTAACTGAGTTTCGTTAGCGGAAATCCTTCCTTCGTGATTAACCAGCGTCACTTCTGCTGCTGATATGCGGCCTTCGTGATTGGCAAGAACTAAATCCTGCTCCTCATTCTTAACCTGAGCATCGTAAGCACCCTGACCAGCCTCATTTGCCTTTCCTGCAACGGCTCCAAGGTCTGCGCCCTGCTGGATAACATAAAGTCGGTATGGCATTGAGAATGCAACGGGAAGCAAGGTTGAGTCTATCCTTGACGCCTGAATGATTACTGGGGTGTTTAAGTTATCATCTGCCATTATTCCACCCTCACCGAACAGTCAGACAGAGTCACCGGGGAGCCGGTGATGATGCGCACCTTGAATCCAATGTTTTTTCTGATGCGACCTATGCGCCGCCACAACACGCGCTTGTCGTAAGCGAATGGAGCGTTAGCGCTAATCATCTGCTCCCTTCCGTAGTTGATGCCATCAGCGGTAGCGGAGATGAACAGCCGTTCAGCGAACTGAGACACACCAGTCGAGGCTTCGAGTTCGAAGTCGAACACCCTTCCGTTATTGGCCTTGAACATCGGCGTGTAGAGCAGGTGCTCTTGCTGTTCATCGTACTGAGAAGAGATATCGAACTTCAGATAACCGGTTACTGACTGGCCTTTGTCGGCCACGGTTATTTGATTTCCTTCGTACATGAAGTCAATGCCACGATAAACTTCTTCATCAAATCCCGTTTTAAGAATTGCCCATTGAGCGCCGTTCTGTGCTGCGGCCGCATCGTAGCAGAGCACATGGTTTGGCAGGTGGATGATGAGAAGTTCGTGAGCATCAAAACGAGTAGTTTCCATGACCGCAGTTGCCAACTCATCAGCCGTATAGCTTCTAAGTATCTTCTCGATGGTTGCAGTTGCTATGCCCGACACCTGACCCTGGCTTATAACGTAAACTGAAGGTGCACCGGTAGACTGGTGCGATATGATCGCAAATGAATCCCCGAATGGAGTTTTGCAATAAGTCCCTGCAATTCCTTTCCCGACCATCAATGAAGGCTGAACAACATAAACCGCAGCGCCTACAGCTGTAGCTCCTGTCAGTGAGAAGTACTCTATGGTTGACGTACCGAAACACACCACGAAATCACGCCATGTATCTACTGCCTGAATGCCATCTGGCTGCGATTCAGCTCGGTAGAATGGACTGTACTGGTCAGGGTGAGATTCGTCGGATAGGTCAGTAATGCCGAAGGTGTCAGTTCCACCCTTAACCCACACATATCTTCCTCTAGCTCGAGTGATATCCTTGACAACTCCAATATCGTATTGGGCATAAGTGACATCGCCAACGGTGTCAGGCCAGTTAGTCAGCGTTTTCACTGTGCCATCGTAGCGATAAAGTGTCATTGCACCGGATGCTGCCACGGCTTGGCTTGTATAGCTGCATGCCATGCTCACCCTGCCGCTGCCAGACACATCACCCACCTGAGAGTTGGCCTTGTAGAGCTTGCTTCCCAGTACGCGATACACGGCGTTTTGCGCGGTGTTGAAATCAGCGCCTCGTGATACACCGGAAACGTCATACTGTTTTTGGATGCCAGGGTAAGAGCGAAGATAACCAGATGCGTTGAGCACTTCTTTCGGCGTTGCCAGCATATTCACTGGCAGCAGGTCTACATAGTCAGCATTTCGGTAGTCTTTGCCGAGGCCTTTACTCAGCGGGAGTTGTGTCGTCGGCATTGTCTTCATCCCTACGATGGAAGTAGTTAAAGCCGTTCAGCGTAAGAAGTCGGTTGCCAGAACCAATTGGCATGCGGTCTGGATATCCAGCCTTGCACTTGGCCTTTTTCGCTTTAGAAGCAGCGCTGGATTTAACGAGCATCTCTTTGCCGTATCTGGCTGTCATTACTACTTTTGAAGAGGCTTCGACCGCGTAATCTGGAGCGATGCGAGTGGCAAGGTTATGGAATACTGCGCTGATGTATCCGGTTTTAAGTCCGTGATCATCACCGGGGTCAGCAGCAACATCATCAGCAGAAAATAGATACCCGACATCAATACCTTTCCCGTCCTCGTACCATTCAGCCATCATAATTTCGAGGTCGTTTACTGCATCCTCTGTTGATTGCGGCTCTACGTCGGTCAGTGTTGCGTTGGATGCAATACCAAGTTTGCGCAAAGCTGCATTAACCAGATCACCCTTCGTTGTCAGATTCATCGCTGTTCGCCTTCTTCGGCTTCGGACCCGGTTTCTTTTTCTGTTCTGGCTCTGAAAGCTTATCTGGATGGTCAAGCCAACCATCTTTCAGGTGAGATTCAATCTCTTCTGGCTTGATGATTTTCCAGTCGTAACCAATCCCATTCCACTTGGCTGAATTACCATTTCGATAAATCATCTGTGACATCTTTTGGCTCCGAAATAATTAAGGGGCCGAAGCCCCTTTTGTTTTATGCCTGGTCAGCAAGACCTACGCCGATTGACTCAGGGCGCGTTGCGTTGACCCCGTACCAAACCGCGATACGGCACAGGCCAGACAACGTGCTGATGTCACCCTGCGTGGCGAAGATGCCGTTCAGTCCAACCTCGGGGATGGAGAACGCCTTGGTCTTCATGCCTGAGAACAACTCATGGTTAGCCGGGATAGGCTGGCTCACGATACGGATTGCGTCATCAGCCCAGAACACGTTGGTACGTGCAGTGACTTTGTTCAGCAGGTTGACCGCCATTGTATTTGCCAGCGAGGTGTTGACGTTGGCGTAAGCACGCTGCTCAGGAGATAGAGCGGTGTCATCCAGTGCGATTGGCTTTGGAGTGATCTCAACGTGAGTGCCATCAATCACGCGAACAACAGAGAATGTCGCATCATTGGTCAGCACATTCTTAGCCATCTGAGACAAGAACTTGACGCCGGTGAAGCTGATTTTATCGCCACGTTTCAGACCGGTGGTAGCTGACAGAGTCACTGTCGCCAGTCGGTTATCAACGTTTCGTTTGTTACCATCAGCATCCAAATCCCACGCTACAGGCTGGAATTTTTGAGCACCGGTTACTGTCAGGCCGGTAGCTGTAGAGGCCGGCAGCACTGGCAGCTTTGGAGAGCGCAGAACATCATCAAAGCCTGCAACCTGGCGTTGAATGGTGCCGTTTTTATACGCATCTTCAGGGATGCGGCCGAACATGTCGCGGTTGATCAGGTCATGGCCGGCTGCCTTGTAGTCCTTCGGGTTGAAGAAGTAAGACAGACCGGAGTCACGGTTCAGTTCGCGGGAGAACATGATTTCTTCAGCGTCTGCTACGAAGTCCCAGCCGGAACCTGCAGTAGTGCCGATAGGGTCGTTACTGGTGACAACCAGTGAACCCATCTCAGCAGCCAGGTTGGCGACTTTAACTTCACAGTTGCTTGCCAGTTTCTTGGCGGCCGCGTTGATTCGACGGCGGTATGCTGTTTCGTCACGCAGGTCATCGGCGCGTAGTTGGAAGAAGTCGTTGTCTGGTTCGCCGAGGCTAACCGGTACGTTCAATTCCAGCAGGCCGGTTGACTTGCCAGTCAAATCCCAACCTTCCTGAGTTGGTGATTCCTGCTCTACAGGCATCCAGATGGTGTTGCTGGAGCGCTGCATTTGTGATGGCGGTGGAGTGTACTTACTGGCCTTTTGAGCCATAGGGGTGAGACTGGTAATGGTTTCGATAACTTCATCGATAGCCAGAGTTACCATTTGACCTTCGTTAAGAGCCATTAGCGGATTCCTTTAAGCTGATTTTTAATCTTGCGGTAAAGCTCGACGTCACCCTTGCTTGATGCTTCGTCCATTTTTTTCTGGAGAGATGCGATATTTGCTGCCGTGACAGAACCTTGAATAGGCTCGTCTACGGCGGGTGCGCCGGAGAGTTGTTTACCGCGAGGTTTGAGAGTTAAACGTTCTGATAACCGAGTTAGTTCAATCAGCGCTTGCTGCCCGTTCATTGCCAGAATCTGGCGTGTTTTCTCTGGGTTGGAGCCCAGGTGATAAGCGAGCGCTGCAGATTTTTCAGGGAATAGCATCATGATGTCGGCGGCCACCTGCGGTGGAACCAGATTCATGAACGCGTCTTCTTTTGCCTGATAGTCAGGGATATTGAGCTTCTCTGCTGCGTCGTAGTGTTTACGGGCTGCCTCGGCGTACTGCGTTGATTGCTGGGTGTACTCCTGAATCTTGCGACCCTGCTCGGCTACGCCATTACTACGAGCGTCCATCGCCTTCAGTTGCCAATCGCTGTTAGCGGCATTGAATGCGGCAAGTGCTTTTGATTGGTCATAGTCGTACTTAGCCAGGGCTTCATCTGACATGAAGTCATTCACATCAGGTTGCTTTGGTAAGTCAGGAGTAACCCGAAGGTTCTCCGGCAATTCACCACGCTTCACCGCCTCCATCTGCTGCTCAAGCTCGCGTTGTCGCTTGCGTTCCAGACGTTGTGCTGCGAATTTCTTGTTCGTTGCCGGGTCTTGTCGTTCTTTGCTCTCATCGTCACTCAGGACAATATCGAAGCCATCATCTTGACCTGCGTTGTCGTTGGCATTACCGACAACTGAGCTATCTGCGGATGCCGCCGCCTGATCGCCGGACAGGAGTTGTTCTTCAGTAGCCTGAATTTCGTTGGTGTCTGACATGTTTATCTCTCTCTTATTGAGGAATCTCGGCTACTCCGCCGGAGGGTTGATTGACTTGCTGCATGAGCTTGGTTAAGTCCATGCGTGTTGAATGGAATTGTTCTTGCCCCTTAAGGACAAGCTCAGCGTCAGCTCGGGCTGCGTCGCCCTGCTTATTCTGGAATTCTCCGAGCAATTTAAGCGCGGACATTACATCTTGTTTCTTGGTGCTGTCTGCTGATGCGAGGATCTCCACCACTTTCGCGGCTGCAACCTGCGCATCGGTCTGAGCTTTGAATGCGTCCACCTGGATTCTGGTTTGTTCATTCTGAGCTTTCTGGATTTCTGCCTGACCTTGCATCAGTACGCCCTGTGCCTGAACCATTTCCGGGCTCGGCTCTTGGACTTGTTGCTGCGCTTCCTGAACCATCTGAATCTCTTCAGGAGTTTCAGGTTTCTTCAGGCCCATCGTGACCAGTTGCTTATTGGCATACTCACGCATGAGCTCAACACCCTTGCCATCAAGCAGAGTGAAGTACTGAAGCATGAGCATCTGGAACTCTGGGGTGCCTTGAGGAACCTTGCTGAGCAATTCGAGGATCTCTGCTCGGTTCTGGCTCTTCATCGACTGGAAGGATGGGCCAACATCTGTGTACGTCTCATAGCGACCACGCACATCGTTCAGCACGACTGCCTCTCCTGTCTGGTAGTCGATGACCTGAGACATAAGCTCAACGTCTTTATCGGTACCATCTGGAAGAGTGATCATGACCTTGCGGGGGACGTCGTAGATATCGTTTACCATTGAGGCGTATATCTCACCGTCTCGGCGCATTGCTGTTGCCAAGTTATCCTGAAACACATACGTCGATAGGTCGGCGCGCATGTTCAACTGATTAACAGTGTCGAATGCAACCTGCCCATTGGCGGCATCCGAATCAACGCCGAGTTGCGATACTTCTTTCACAGCATTTGTCGCTGCTTCCAGCATGTAGGCGTTGGCTTGTGGTACCTCCGGGTTGTCCATGTAAGTCATGGGTCCGATAGGCAGGTCATTGCCGTTCTCATCCTTCATGTTCTGAAGGTAATATGGGTAATCGTCATCGCCGCCGTACATGAACTCATAGCCTGCGATTTGCTCAGGGAAGTAAACGGGTTTCTTCTTCGGAGTACGGGCTACGATGTCGGCGTTAAAGCTCATGATCATGTTGCGCAGACGCTGACCGTCTTTAGTCAGACGAACAACACCTTCATAGACTTCTTTGTCACCAGCAAATCCCCACTCGCCATATGCTGGAACAATGGGTAGATGCTCACCGGCGATGAGTTCACGAGACTTCAGGATTGATGAGAAGGTGAGGATCGTCTTGTAGACACGGCATCGCTTAACTTTGCGCTCACCGACCTTCACCATGCCCGACTCTGCCAACTCATCAATCACATCAGCAATGTCACGCTTGAAGTAACTAACTGGTTCACCGCCGAGTTGGTCCTGGTAGATGAAGACTGTTTCTTTCCTCTCCTCTACCTCGTAATACTCACCGACATACACGACATCATTGCTTATCCATGGGAATAACCAGCTGGTGTCAGGCGTTTGAAAGCTGGGAAGCTCGTCAGCATCTAATCCGTACTGCTCGGCAAAGTCTTTCCACCCAGACAGGCTAAGCGGCTGAATGACAGTGACATGCTTAGCGTCACTCTTATCCATCTGCTTACTGTTGCTGTCCCAGATGACGTGAGATGAGGCTTCATGGATTGGAACGCGACGAATCACCTGGTTGTTGCTGGTGGGGTCTTGGTCTTCATGCTCAGTGACAAGACGCCACGCACCGTAGCCAGCTTCAATCTGTTCACGCACTGCGATGTTCACAGCAATCTTGGCAGAGTTGTGACGCATGTCGGTTCGGTACATGCCCATCAGCGTATCTGCTGCGTCTGGGTCTGCGCCGTCTTTAGGCCGGTAGAGAACATCAATCGGGTTCTGTCGCATCTCTGCAACGAGCTTACGAACTACTGGGCGAACCACATCGAACTGTCCGCGGTACTGAAGGGTTGTGTATTGGTTTAACCAGTCATCCCACTGCGATATCCGACTAAAGAACAGGTCGTTGGTCGCTTCGGTTCTGGCTTCATCGCTCGACATCCAATCCCGATCAAAGATGGTCAGGATTGCCTGTAGCTTGTCATTGTCGTCAGCCATTATCTACCTCGTGGAATTGGCTTGATTGGAGCCGGCATTTTCTTCTCTTTGATGTTTCCAATGTCGCCATAACGTTTGGCAAAGCGGCGCATCATGTAGGCATAGCGTGTTGCATCGAGCAGGTCATCGCGGGTTTTAACAATGCGACCGCGATCATCTCGGTGGTAGAAATTGAATTCTTCGAACCAGTCACGCAGACCACTGAAGACCTTGAATCGTCCGGTACTCATCAGGTCATGCAACTCAAACAGGCCGGGCTCAACTGAACGTGAACCATCAGGCCACTGAGCGGCATCAGGCAACATTTGGAAGCCTGCTGCGTGGTAATACTCTCTCTGCTGCAGGCCGCTCCCCTTCTCTGTCTGAAGCCCATCCTGAGGCCATGCAGTTGGCACCTTGTTAGCCCATGACTTAGTGGCACCCCACGCTTCAGCTGGTGATGTCTTGCTGGCCTTCCATGCTTTGGTTACGTAGAAGGTTTCGCTGTCTAAGTCGATGGCTAATTGAACTCGGCTCTGCGGGTGATCCCACCCAAAGTCCATGCCGTCGATGACCATG